CAATAGTTCCAATAGTTCCAAAGGAGGGGGTAATACTATAACCCCTCCTTTTTCTTCTCCTAAACAGATTTCACCTTCTAAAAGGTGGTGTTTTACTTTGAATAATTATACAAAAGAGGAATGTAGTTCCATAGTTCCAGTACTTTTGGCCCGCACTAATCTCTCCGTTATAGGGAAAGAAATCGGAGAGAGTGGGACTCCACATCTACAAGGTTACTTCGAATTAAAGGTGAAGGCCAGACCTATGTCTTTAGGGCTTCCCAATCGAATACATTTCGAAAAATGTAAAGGTAACAGGATGTCTAACATTGCTTATTGCAGTAAAGAGGGCGATATGTTAATGGATCACGATGCTAATCGCGTGATAGTCAATCTAATTGATCCTACATACGCTTGGGAACGGGAAATCTTAGAGATCATTCCATGCGAACCTGATGATAGAACTATATATTGGTATTGGGGTGAAGGTAACAAAGGCAAAACATCGTTTTGCAAATACCTTACGGTCAAGCATGGGGCAATCGCACTTGGTGGGAAAGGTGCCGATATGCGGAATGGTGTTGTTGAATACAAAAAAAATAATGATGGTCTTCTACCTCAGTTAGTACTGATAAATATACCAAGGTCATTTTCACTAGAATACATCAGTTATGAGGGAATCGAAAACGTCAAGGATATGTACTTTTATTCTGGCAAGTACGAAGGCGGGATGATCTGTGGTAATTCTCCACACATATTCGTTTTCGCTAATGAACCACCTGAATCTTCTAAACTGTCTGAAGATAGATGGGTTATCAAGGAGGTTGATGCTTGTTAGGATTCGTTTCTCGACCAGAGGTCTCGCCCAGAGGCGTTCGATCACTACGCTGCGCTTCGTTCCTCGGTACGCTCTGGTCACTCATGCCTCATAGCCGGCGGGCCTAGGTATCTCGCTATGCGATAACCCGTGAATTATTTTTTCAATAAGTCTGATAAAATAATTGTTGATTGTTGATTTATGCTTCTCTATACGTCGATTGAGACTGACTGGTAATGGTCCAAGCTTTTCCTGTTTGGGAATGCTTAGACGAATTAACTTGCTCACGGCAGCATAGCACAAAGACGTAATGGATATAATCATAATTAGTTGGCTCAAATGCATTGGTCTGGCCGTTATCGACCTCAAGCATTCTGAGCTTCTTCTTCGGTTTGTCTAAAAACAAAGTAAGGTTCTTTTGGGTGGGATGCGGAAGATTGATGGTCGGCTGATTTGCCGATACACCAGCATAGTCTGGTGATACTGGCTGACATAGCTTAAACCGTTTATCAGAAAGAACGGTGTATCGTTGCCGATTTATGCTATAGTCATGAAACAACTCACGCTGGGTCATATCTGACATGAAGCCGGCATTATCATTAGTCATGTTCCTAAATAATTGGCCGGTAAGGTTGGGTGTAACACCTGCAGCATCTTTCTTTGCCTTTACATGGATTACACGGAAACACAATGGGTTAATCATAGGGTCGATGCTACTAGCACCTCCTACTACAGAATTGATCTGCAGATTAATTTTACCAGCGTTAAAATACACTTCGTTACCATCGATGGTCGTACTTGTATCTCCACGTTCCATGCCGTATCCACCTAGTGGGTACATACATGTGGTGCTTCCAGCGGCGGCGAGTGCGTTATCGAGTTGTTGCGAACTCACATTAAGATAGTTTCCCGTCTGGAAACCCACAATGCTCGTAACGCCGTTGAGATTGGAATACACATTCGGGAGAATGGAGCTTGCCAAAATTGGTGCTAAATTATACTGAGAGTAATTCGCGGGATCAAAATGATCATAGTTGTACCAAGCAGGGCAATATTTCAATTCCTTACGGCTGGCGATAATCTTCTTTACCTGTTTCTTTTCCACTTTGTTTAAACCGGTCTTAGCGGGGGCAGAGCGCGGTCGGCGGGGGCGGGGCTTGGTCGAGCTGGTCGAACCAGCCCAAAAGCCTCCGGCGAGTTTGCGGGGTCTTGTCTTCATTGGCATTTCTCTGTAAATTGTCTACAGAAAAAAAAATAATATTAGGAGATATTATAAATGAGTTCCAATAGTTCCAATAGTTCCAAAGGAGGGGGTAATACTATAACCCCTCCTTTTTCTTCTCCTAAACAGATTTCACCTTCTAAAAGGTGGTGTTTTACTTT